GCGGCACCAACGTCTCAGGAGGCTAGTATGTGTACCTCCAAGGGGCGGCAAGCAGCCGCACAAGCATTGCGTCCCGGTCAACGCCGGGGTGCCACTGAATACATGGGCTCCACCTTCGTAGGTGGCCGAGCCCCACTACATAAATCCGTAGAAGCCAAGGATGTCTACTCCAAGAACCGTGACGGGTCTGTGACCTATGGCGGGGGAGTAACCCAAACCACCAACACGAACTGGATCGCTAATAGCGGTGCCGGGACCCCGGACACATCCGGTGAGTACTTCTACAAGGGCCAGTCTGGTCGTGAGTACAGCGTCCGCAAGGGTGCAGAGTACACCGACTGGGGTGGCGATGCCACGAACGAGTTCACTGGTAAGTACAGCTTCAACATTGGGTCAGGCGCTAACGCCTACACCCGTGCGGGTGACCGCAATGCCTATGGTCAAACCTCAAGCCCCGAGAAATACGGTGTGAACATTGGTAAGACCGAGGCAGAAGCTATCGCTACCTACAAGGACTTTGGGCTGGACTTCATGAAGGACAGCGCCCGTGGTGATTTCTACAAGACTGAGAAGAAGCGCAACCCGCTCCAACGTACCGACGCTGGCGCTCAAGAGGGTGCCACCCGTAAGATCAGCCGCATGCGTATTGGCCGCTCTCAGAATGCAGCCTCCGCAGGTGGTCGCATCAAGGGTAAGAAACAGGGTAACCTGAGGATCAACACTGCTGGCTTGCAGGGTGGTCAATCAGGTGGAGGCACCACGCTTAGCTAATGGACAACGGAAAGGGCTTTGCTAGAAGCCGGTATGAGGCGCTCTACAATAAGAGAGAGCATGTCCTCAGACGTGCCCGCGAAGCATCCGCTCTCACTATTACCAACGTCATTGTACGCGAAGGCTTCAATGAGACGAGTGAGTTGCCGACGCCCTATCAGTCAGTTGGTTCGCGAGGGGTTCGTAACCTCTCAAGTAAATTCCTATTATCCCTATTCCCTCCCAACGTACCATTCTTCAAGTACACGATTGACGACCTAGCGGTTGACGAGATCGAGGAAAAAGCTGGTGAGTCGGGGAGGGGTGAGATCGAGAAGGGTCTCTCCAAGCGCGAGCGTTTGGTAATGAAGGAGATCGAAGCGTCCTACTTTAGGACTGCTGCGTTCGAAGCCTTCAAGCATTTGATCATTGCAGGAAACGTCCTTCTCTTTATCCCCGACAACGGTATGGCGCAGGTTTTCGGAGTAGACAAATGGGTCTGCTCGCGTGACCCCATGGGTACCGTGTTAGAGATAGTTCTCAAGCAGTCGTTCGCCCCACGCACACTCCCGATGGAAGCCCAGAGGCTACTCGGTGAGCAAGGGACCGGACCATCTGTTATGGATGAGCAGGTAAACCTATTCACGTATATCCGCAGGACTAACAAAGGCAAATACGAAGTCTTTCAGGAAGTCGGCGGACACATGATACCCAATACCCGCAAGGTGTTTGACGAGGACGTGCTTCCTTGGCGAGCCCTGCGGCTGACCAAACTTGATGGCGAAGACTACGGTCGTGGCTACGTTGAGGACTTCATGGGAGACTTGATCTCTCTGGAAGGTCTCTCGCAGACGATCCTTGAAGGCTCCGCCATCGTTAGTAAAGTGGTGACTCTGGTGAACCCCAATGGTATCACCAATCTCCGTGACGTAGCAGAAGCCGAGAACGGCGCTGTGATCGCGGGTGATCCTACGGAAGTCGCTATGCTCCAAGCTGAGAAGCGGGCTGACATGCAGGTCGCTATGCAGCAGATACAGGAGCTAAACCAGAGACTATCGTTCGCTTTCATGATGAACACTGCTATCCAGCGTGAAGCTGAGCGTGTTACAGCAGCCGAGATTCGGTTCATGGCGAACGAGTTGGAGTCTGCACTTGGTGGTTTGTACTCCCTGCTAGCGCAGGAGTTCCAGCTACCCATCGTGAAAATCTTTGAGAGGCGCATGGAGAAGAACCGTAAGGTACCCCCGCTACCCAAGGATGTGACGATGCCGACCGTGGTGACTGGCCTAGATGCCCTTGGCCGTGGTCAAGACCTACAGAACCTCGACTTCTTCCTGGCTGGACTGGGAGAGGCATTCGGTCCCGAAGTACTCGGACGCTACATCAAGCTGGAAGAAGCTATCAAGCGTCGTGGTGCTGCCCTGGGTATCGACATGGCTGACCTCGTCAAGACAGAAGAAGAAGTACAACAAGCAGAGCAACAGGCCCAGATGATGGGCATGGCTCAGAACATGGGACCTCAGGCTATTCAAGCGATGGCTCAGATGCAAGGTAAGCAGATGGACAACGAAACGAAGATGGCTACTGAGGCTATGAAACAGGACAAAGGTAAGTAATGGCAGTAGAACGCTATGATGCGCCCGCTGAGAACCTTGATCAAATCAAGGAGAATGCGGATAACGTGGATCGCGAGAAGGCCGAAGCTAATCCGCCTAATAAGAACCGACCGGATTGGTTACAGGACAAGTTCTCCTCTCCAGAAGAACTAGCAAAGGCATACTCCGAGCTGGAAAGAAAGCTCGGTACGCAGTCTGGCAAACCCAAAGCGCCAGAGATGCCCCGTGAGCAACCTCATGAGGGCCGGGAGAGTCCAAAACAAGAAGTACAACAGGGCGAAAAGCCTACGGACTCTCCAAATTTCTTGCCCGGGCTAGATAACAATGAAGCGGAGGCAATCTCAAACTATGCGTGGGAGCATAGGAGTCTGAGTGACGAGCACTACGAGAAGCTGGCAAAGGCTGGCTACTCGCGTGACATCGTTGACGAGTTCATGGCAGGACAGTTCGCGCGAGCTGACACCTTCCAGAACACCCTAGTAGAAGCTGGCGGTGGTGCCGAGAATGTTGAAGCTATGTTCAACTGGGCTCGGAACAACATGACACCGGAACAGATAGCGGGGTATGACTCCATGTTCGACCAAGGGGGACCCCAAGCCGTGATGGCTATGGAGAACCTGCGGGCTAAGTTTGAGAACTCTGGTCAATCCATGCAGTACAGTGGAGTTACAGGTGCTAATGCCGCTCCGTTCGAAACGAGCGTGTATCACTCCACAGCCGATGTTATTGAAGCGATGAACGACCCGCGCTACCAGACCAACCCGACCTATCGGGCTGAGGTAATGCGCAAGCTGTCTCGCTCCAAGGATGTCAATTTCTAATTCGAGGGTTGCTCCTGACCTCGATGCGTGGCCCTGCCTTTGGTGAAAACCTTAGGTGGGGCCATTATCTTTTGGAGAAAGCAATGGGTGACAAGGTCGCCAAATGGATGCCCATAGCCCAAAGCTATGTTGGTCAGAAAGAAGTCAAAGGCGGAGAGAACCCTGTTATCCTGGGTTACTTCGAAGCCGTAGGACATGGATGGGTAAAAGAAGATGAAGTTCCTTGGTGCGCTGCGTTCGTTGGGGGATGTCTGGAAGAAGCTGGTTACAAAAGTACAGGCTCTCTGGCAGCGCGTTCTTATCTCAATTGGGGTCAAAAAGTAGACAAGCCCCAGTACGGCGACATCGTCGTATTCTGGCGGGGGTCTAAGAAATCATGGGAAGGCCACGTTGCCTTCTACGTTCGCGAGACTGACAAGTCTATCGTTGTCTTAGGGGGAAATCAGGGCAACGCGGTTTCAGTGACGAGCTACCCTAAGAGCAGAGTGCTCGGGTATCGTCGTCCATCTACACTATCAAACTCCCGGACTGTCACAGGTGTCGGTGGCGTTGCCACTGGTGTCGCTGTAGACCAGTCGATGGATATAGTTCGCGAAACACAAAACACACTCCTAGGGTTTCCTGTGGAGTACGTCCAGTATCTAGGGATCGGTATTGCTATCGTATCTCTGGCACTCATTCTCTACGCGAGACGAGATGACATCTTGAAGAAGGGGCGCTAATATGACGCTACAGGCAGATAAGTATTTCTGCGATGAAGACTCGTCGGTGCTCCGCTTTCACACGTTCACATTGGACGGTGAGGGAGTCACCGCCAACATGGCCGTGGATGGCTCTAGTACGCCAAAGTCATTTGAGTTTGGGCCTGACACTACATTCGGCAATATGTTTATGCTGAACTCGTTGCACTTCCAGATGCAAGATGCGAAGAACTGGGACCTCACCGAGTTTGGAAACCTAGGTGCTGCTCTGACGAACGGACTGACGATTGGTATCTATCGCGATAGCGATGACGCCCAGCTCAACGTCCTAACGTCGTTCGCACCTATTAAGCAGAACGTGGATTTCTACCAGTACTTCCCGGACACCAATTATATTGATTATGGCACGGGCGCTACGGACGCAATCCTTTCTGGTCACTTGTACACCTCGCTGGTCGTTGGTGCCCCCCGGTCTATTCCGGCTGGCATCTCGATGCGGGTTATAGTCAGTGATAATCTGACTGGTCTGACCAGATTCCGATTCTTCTGTGTTGGGTACTATGGTAAGGCACTGAACCCGGGTACAAGGCGGATGCGCTGATGGACATATGGTCTTGGCTACCATGGCTGGGCGGGGGATCTACCCTCGCTCTCATAGCTATCGCCCTGTTGGCTCCCGGTGTTCTAACGGTGGCCGCACAGTGGCTCGCCGCCCTCTCCCCTCTACTTAAAGGGGCAGCGGAGGGTATCGTTGCATTCATCAAGGCCCTGTGGGTCGGCATGCAGGACATGCTAGACAATGCAAAAAGTATTATCTTCGTGGTCACGCTATGCGCGTGCTCGTTTATATACGGTTGGTCGTATTCTAAAGTACGGATCGACTGCACTACAACGAAAACTGAAATTCCTCTCCCCGTAAAGAAGCCAACAGGGATACAGGATCACATTGAGTCATTCGACTCTTGGCTTCGCAACTTGTTCAAATAGGAGCTGAACATGCTAGATGTATTCGTAATCACCATCTTCGCCTCTCTGTGTCCCGTACAGGGTGACGCTAAGTGTGTCCCGTTCGTAGCCAGCTTGGTACGCCAAGAAGCCGAATGGACAAACCACGAGTGTCAACAGTGGGCCGATACTCTTGTTGACGTAGCCGCAAAAGAAAACGGCAAACATTTCGTTCCTGAGAAGTGTGTATTCACGAATGGCATCTTCATTAAGTGAACTCGGGGAAACAGACAGACCTACTGGGGGATGCTCACGGGCAACCCTCAGCGAGACAATCTTTCCTAAATCCCAAAGGTTCCTAAACTCAACAATAACATAACCTTTGGAAAGCTACTATGGCTGATACAAATCCATCTCGCCTTGGTCAAACAGACCTGACGGGCGGGTCGTGGGCCAACGACAACTCGTTGTTCCTCAAAGTATTCGGCGGTGAAGTTCTGGCGTCGTTCGCACAGGCCACCGTCATGATGGGCCGCAACTCTGTCCGCACGATCAAGTCGGGCAAGAGCGCTCAGTTCCCTGTTATCGGTCGCACGACCGCTCAGTATCACACTCCGGGTGAGCTGATTGAGGGCCTGAACATTGCCCACAACGAGAAGATCATCTACATTGACGACCTTCTGTTGACCTCGGTCTTCCTCGACAACCTCGATGAAGCCAAGAACCA